CGTCTCGCAACGTGTTAAGTCACGAAGACGAGCGCGCCAGTACTGGTAGAGATCTGGACTTTCGTCCCGAACACAACCATACTTGGCGAGAAGGGTGATATCTGGGCGGGTGTGTACGAATAAACACTCGTACGCATTCTTGCCCCAGTATTCACGACGGCGTCCTAGATCGTCTCGAGATCTCAAATTCCAGTTAGTAACACTACTGGGGGCTGAGAAGAGACAACCTGCGACCTCCTCCTCTAGGGAGGGATCAAGGAACCGTATACCCCGGAGTCCGGGGTAATACTTCTTTAAGTGGTGTAAACACCACTTACGCAACTCGGAGAATCCTCGCGCGTACGCCTCATTCGCTAAGGAGCAAAGAGACATACGCGGACCAGCCTGACGACCTCGCTCGGCTGGCTCCATAAGAGCCAGTCGCCGTGAAAGCTTAAGAGGGGTCACGTCTTCACCATTGAAGAAGTAACCTCCACAAGCCTCGCGGAAACGGTATGAACCACGCTGGCAGTAAGACTTCGTCGCATTCACAGTAAAATGTAACCGTGAAAGTAAGTCGGTCAAGCATGCCACGTATTCACGCCGAATGACGATGTCGTCACCGTACACCACGTACTCATTTGTACGTGACTTACGGCCTGCAACCCCCCGGACAGCCATTTCGCAACATCCGGCAAATATCAACGTTTCGACGGGAAAGCATACGCTTGAACCCATCGGCGCGAACTTGCCGAGTGTAACCACGCTACCATCAGGTAGCCTGGCTTGGTCAGAACGCGTACAAATCAAGGCCCGACGCAAGTCGGGTTGACGGAATACACGTTTGACTAGCGAAAGGGATACGGAGTCGCTCGCGTTGGATAAATCCAACGTGGCAGACCCGCCGAATAGACTGCCTTCCCATGCAGCATCTTGCGATGCTCGCTGGTTCGACAGATCAATCCGGCCCTGGAGCCCCGAACAATCGGCCATACACTTACATAGTGCATGGGACACCCCTTGCTGAAAGTAAGCGAGGGAAGCCGGTTCCTTTGAGATGAC